AGTTGACTGTGTGGCATCCCTGTGCATCACCATCCTTGACCTCATGCCTAAACGTCAGCGTCCGATATGCCAACTCTCCGTATTGGTAGTCAAAGAAGCTGTCAATAGTTCCAGTCCAAACGATATGGTCGTACTGCCTCAACCTGTCGAATGACGCAGACAAGTGCAAATCAATATTAGGGTGGTCAAGGATGCGCTCTACCATCGCCGTATATCCATCTTCGGGGATGCCTTGGTACTTGTGGGTGAAGTAGTTGTCATCGTGACTTAGACGCACTGGCAGGCGCTTAAAAACGGAAACAGGCAGCGTGCGCGGATCACGACCCCACTGCTTTTGCGTATAGCCCTTGAAGAACATGTTGTAAAGCGTCGTGCCGATTGCCGCCTCCGCTGCTTCCTCGAAATTCTGCGGATCAATGTCGCGCCGCTCGGTGTCGATTAGTCGCTTGGCCTCGCTCGGTGTCAGCGCGTGATCCCAGACTTGGCACATCGTCATCAGGTTCACCGGGAATGAATAGTGCTTGTCCTGAACCCTCGCGATGACCTTGAGCCGCACGTCGCGCATCGTAGTAAAGCGGTTGACGTACTGCCAGACTGTCTCGTTGTCCGTGTGGAAGATATGCGGGCCGTAGGCGTGAACCATGATGCCATGCCTGCGCTCCGTGTGGCAGTTGCCAGCGACGTGGCTGCGCTCGTCGTAGATGGTCACGCGGTGACCACGCTTGGCAAGTTCGCGAGCGATGACGCTGCCTGTCAGTCCTGCTCCTGCGATGCCGTAGTGCTTCATAGATGCAAATCTACTACATGATGACATATCTGCCCCCAGCGTTGGCGGATAGCTTGTTGAGCGCGACATAACGCACCGCGTCAATGGCGTGGTTGTACCGGTCAATCGGCACTCCCAACGACGCGCCAGTCCTGTCCGTGTCCCATGTGTAGTTGCGTAGTTCCTTGATTAAGTTGGTCGATTCGCGCGTGACCAATAGCGGCTGCCGCTTCAGGATGTCGATGCTGTTCCTGATGCTATCCGCGCCCTTCGTTGCCGGGTGAATGTTGAAGCCAAGGCGATGCACCTCTTCGATACTCTTGGGTTCAGCACTGTCAGCGATGATCGGCCACGACCTGCCAATGCCCAGCTTGCGTAGGTGTTCAGCAATGTCTTGATTGGTGAGGCCGTTTTGGTAGATCAATTCATGCAGGAGAATAGCACTGCCACGCTTGTAAACGGCCACCACCGCCGTAGGGTCATTCGTGTATCCCCAGTCCAAGCCGATGGCGACCAGCTTGTCACCAGCGAAGTCTATGCCGTCGACCTGCTGCCAATCGTCAAAGACCACGCCCTGCAATGATCCGACCTCACCCAAGCCGTAGACCTTCCACCAGTTCGCCCAGTACGTCGATGTCGCCGCCTTGACCTGCGCCGCTTCGATGTCGTCGCGGATCGTCGCCGGCAGCGCCTCATTGTCGCGGTATGTCAGCACCAGCAACTCACTGTCTTGCTCGGCTAAGACCTCCGTGTGCGCCCAGAACTCCGACACCGGGTTGAAGTCGATGTAGATGGCTTCGCTTGTTCTGATAGCCAGCTGATGGTACGCCTCAAACTCGATGTTGTTGGCTTCGTTTATGTATAGCACCTGTCGCCGTGCGCCGCGTAGCTTAGCCTCCTGGTCTGCGCTGAAGAATTCAATCGTGCTGCCGTTGGCGAAGGTGTAGGTTAGCAGCGTCTTGTTCCAACCTTCGTCACGCCAGCGGTTCGTCCACTGCATGACCTTGCCAAAGTCCTTCATCGCACCACGTCGCAGGTGCGGGATTGATTCAGATACGACGCTGATCTCGGTCTTGGCCTTGGCTGCTATGTTAATAAGCACGGCAAGGATGGCGATTGTTTTTCCGTTCCCCCACCAGTTGCCCAGTGGGGGTCAACATCCCGCAGATGTGCCGCCCTGAATCACCTTCTTGCGAGCGGCCACCTGCCGAATGCGTTTTATCGCGGTGGTGTGATGAAATGCCATTTGTAACCGAGGTGGGGTTCGAACCCACGTTTACAACTTCTGTTTACGGTCGGGGTGCGCACTCCCTAATTGTCGTTTTACCACTTAAACTACTTCGGTTTTTTCTAATATTATTTTCTCCCCAATTTCTCCCTTCAGCTTCTCAATATAGACTACAGCATCCATCAGTTCTTCCTGAAGGTGTTGCAGCCATTGCAGTGGAGAAAGGTCATCGCGCTCCATGGTCGTGCCGTACTTCGACTTGCCCTTTTCTGCTCTTGTCCTTAACTGGACAACAACGGCTTCAGTTATTGCGTCAGTCATTGAATAGCGGCTGTTCGATTTTGACCTCCGCCTGCGTCTTATCAGCCAAGCCATTAAGCCGTTGCGTGATGCTCGTATTGTAGATGCCAGTCATGCCGCCTCTGATTTGGTCAGCGCGGATCGTGGTCTTGATGCGCGTACAGATTTCCACAAATTTTTCGTACCTGCCATCGGGATTCGTGAAGTATTGGTCGATGCTCTTGCCGATTCCCTGCTCGTAACAATAGACTTGAAAGCCCTCAAACGTCAGCGGATTCTCGCGCTCACGATGCACTTTGTCGGCCTTGACGCCAACATAGTCTTCGACCAGTACAGGTGTTGCCTTCGCTTTCTTGCAATATTCGGCAAACGCCTCCCACATTTCGTCAGGCGTTTCAAAACTCGGTGGTCTGCCTGCTTTATTCATGCCTCCATATTTGTTACAATGTCAATGATCTTCTCAATCACCGCGACCTTGGCATGCAGTGCGTTGGGTGCTGTGCTCTCCTCCAGCGAATCCAGCACGTTTGACAGGTTTGTCAACAGGTGACCCCGATCCTGCCAGTCGAGTGCTCGCGCGTCCTGTTCGATTGTGATGTCGGGTTGTGTCTGCATAGTAGTAAATATCATTCAGTCGCAAATCGTGCGCGAGCGTCCATTGCGGCTGCCATCATCTCCTGCAGCCTTGAAACGGCGCATGATCCACACCACCAGTTCGTCCGTCCGTAGCCGTTGGCGTTGGCGACGTTCTCCAGCATCGACACCTCGCCCGGTGAGAGCGACATCGTCTGCGAGGCATAGTAGCCGTCGAGTTTGTGCTTAATCGATAGCACCTGCATTGCTTCGTCAAGTGTCATTTCTCGGTGAGTTTAATCGTTACGCATGTCAGACCGGCAGCGCTTAATCCGACCGGTATGGCAAGCAGCCAAGGAAGGTTGGATACTGTGATGGTCAGAACTACGCCCCACCAAAACGCAAGACAGGTCAGGCAGGTCAGCGGCTTGCACCTCGCGTAGCGGTAGTACCACGCTGGCAGGACGTTATAGCGGTTCATCGCCAAGGAAGTCATAGTGGCCAAAAGCAATATAGTAATCAGATCCAAGTTCATGTTTTAGTCGTTGCTTGCAGTTGTTGATTGTGTACGAAATTGATCGCCAAGGTATCTTGGTGAGTCGCTCGATGAGTTTCTTGTTACCCAGTTCGAGCCATAGGAGGAATAGGTGCTTGTCGTAGGGGTAAGCGCCGGCTTTTGCCCAGCCATCCATGACTTCGAGCGCCCGGTTAAATATCGCATCAGGCCTTGCATCATACGGCTCATCAGCTGCCTCCAGCTGCTGATCGGCGATTTCCTCGCGCAGTTCATTGTGTCGGAAGTCGCGTTGAAATTTAGAGTTGCGACTTCGGTAAAGGTTGATAGCCATTCGCACGATGTAGAAGTTGAGGTAGCCTCCGGTGTGCATGGCTTCGATCTTTTCGGCTGGCTTTTCATATAGTCGGATGACAAGTTCATGTTCAAGGTCTGGCGCAAGGTCATGCGTAGCCAGCTGCCGCGCTATCTGCCGCAGCTTGCCGCTGGTGTAAAGCGTTAGTATGATTGTGCGTGCCTCCACATTGGTCGCAAATATACATAGTATCTTTTGGTCTAATATTGTGCGGCTCGTAGCGCTTAATTTCTTTGAGCCACGTGTACTTGTTCATCGTAACTTGCAAGACGTAGATGACCTCCAAGCCGTGGTGTACTGTCGAGTAGTGGCGGCGCATCAGCTTGGCTATCTCCATCAGCGTCATTTTCATTTTATGGCGCATGAGGTAAATCAGGCAGTAGCGTGCCTCCGCGACTTCGCGGTGGCGGTCTTGGCTCTGCATCTGGCGCAGGCCAACGCCTGTGCGCTTGGTCACCTGCTCGGCGTAGTAGTAGAACTCCCTTTGTCTATTCATTGGTTGGTGGTTG